CCGGATGCTGAAACTGCCAATTTCTTTTCCATTCTTTCTTTTCTTTTGTCTACGAGATCTTGTACCTCTGGCTTCCTAAGTAATCTAGAAGCATTAGTAACAGCAGAATATCTCATTCCTTCTTCATTAGGGAAGAATACCTTCATATAAGCTTTAGTAGCAACATTACCATTGCGCATATATTCATTAACGAATTCTATCCACTTAGGTTTGATTAATCTTTTAACTTTTGTATTTCTACCTTTGTTCATTAGCCCATCTTTTTAATCTACTTAATACTCTAGATCTACATGAAGAACAACCTACATTACTCTCATAGATATTAGGAAATATCTCATTATGTAGATTCTTTAATTTTAATAGATCCTCATTTGATTTAATCTCTCTTGAATCTTTCCATAAGAGAATCCATTTAATTTGATCTTCCATCTTCTTTCATCTTTGAATACTGCTCTATCATCTTCTTATACACTCTAGCTATACATGAGGAGCAATTAGAGTTATGCTCTCGTCTATTTGGCCAAAGTAGATTATGTATATCAAACAATTCTTTCCTTTGTGCAGGAGTACCTCTATGTTTACCAGAGAGATCTTCCATTATCTTTTTAAATCTATTCTCTAATGTTGGCTCCATATATATGATTAAGAAGATTGCTCCAAATGTTTGTCGTATTCTTAAAAACAATCAACTTATCTAAGATAAATAAGAGTATGAAGATATTAATATTAGGACATAAACGTCATGGAAAAGATACTATTGCTGATATTCTATTTGAAGAATTTGGATTAACTCATGCTACTCCAAATAATAGTCCAGCTACCAAGACAGTCTGTGATAAACTTAAAGTTATATATGGCTATGAATCTATAGAAGAATGTTTTGAGGACCGTGTGCATCATCGGAGTGAATGGTACAATATAATAAAAGACTATAATACTCCAGATAAAGCAAGATTAGCTAAAGAGATCTTATTAGTCAATGATGTATATGTTGGAATGAGAGATATAGAAGAACTAGAAGAATGTAAAAAACAAAAGATCTTCGATGTAGTATTAACCGTCATTGTATCTGGTGCACCATTAGAACACTCTAGTTCAATGAATATTGATGTAGTTAAAGAGAGTGATTATATAATCTATAATGATGGAACATTAGAAGACCTTAAAGATACAGTATTGGATATTTATCCACAAATTCTAGCAGACTATATATCAAGAACCTGGTTTAACTTAACATCTAATCAAAATAAATAATCAAAAGTATGGACAATCTACCACATTATATAATTACCGCGGATGAAGTTGCACATCAACTAGATTATGTTAGTCTAGTAGCTGAACCAGCCATCATGGAAATGGGACTAGCCTTCACAGCTCATAAACTTGAAGACACAGATACTCTCTTTAAATTCAGTTCAAATAAAGATCGACAGATAATTGCTGGCCCAGCTATGATACCTGATGTTGCAATGTATAGAAAAGATGATAGTGGAGAATTCTATGTCACATTTACTAAAGAAGCAATAGAACAACTTGCTGATAAATTCAACAAGTCTAACAAAGAATATAAAGTAAACGTCGACCATAAAGATGTAGTCAAAAGTGCATTCATCAAAGCAAATTGGATCATTGAAGACCCTAAGAATGATAAATCTAAAATGTATGGCTTCAATTACCCAGTAGGTACTTGGATGGTAGAAGTCAAAATAGAAGATTCAGAATTCTGGAATAACGAAATAAAAGAACTAGGAAGATATGGCTTCTCAGTAGAAGGATTATTTGGCCTTAAACAAATAGAAAAATTCAAAAAAATAGAACCAATAATGAACAAAACCGTAAATGAGATTAAAGCACTATTTGCTGCTATGACTCCTGAGGAAATTGCTGCACTATCTCCAGAAGAGTTAGCTGCACTTAAAGCTCTTTCACCAGAATTATTTCCAGCAGAAGAAGCAGAAGCTCCAGCAGAAGATGCAGCAGAAACACCAGCTGATGAAATACCAGCAGAAGAAGCAGCTACAGAAGATGCTCCAGCAGAAGTAGAAGCATCAGATATGTCAGGAGAAGTACTAGCAATTGTTCAACCAAAGATGGATGACATCATGGCTGCAATGGAAGCAAAGTATGACGAACTTATGTCAGTAATAGCTGAATTGAAAAGTAAAATGGAAGAAGCTCCATCAGAAGCAGAAGCTCCAACTGAATTTGCTAATCAAACTCGTTCAAGCTTTATCAAGTCTTACAGAAAAAGATTTGAAGTTTAAAAATTAACAATCTATCAAATTTTATAATTAAAGATAGAATATTACCCTAAAAATTATATACCAACAAAATGGCTAACAAAAAATTAAAATTCGATTTAACTAACTCATCTACTAACAACCCAGTAGATAGCGTTGAAATTTATTCTCAAGCTCTTATCAAAGGCGGATCAAAAGAAACATTCACACCTATTCTTGATGTTAAGGATGTTGCTAGAATCAGAAAGCATGACTTCGGTGATGTACTTCAATCAGATTCTTGTACTTTCAGTGCACAAGGTGCTGGTGATCTTTATGAGAAACTCGTTACTGCTTGTCCAGTTAAGATCAACGTTGAGCTTTGCCAATCTACTTTAGAAACATCTTTTGTATCTAACGCAATGAAAAGCGGTTCTAACAGTGCTGACTTCCTACCTGCAGACTTCCAAAATTATATTATGGCACAACTTGCTAATAAAGTATCTGCTGACTTAGAAGTTATGGTATGGCAAGGTGATACTGCTTCATCTGGACAAGTTTATCCAAACAATGTTTGTGATGGTCTAGTTGCTGAATTTGAGGCTGATGTTGATGTTATTGATGTAACAGGTACAACTGTTTCTGCATCTAACGTTATCGTAGAACTTAATAAAGTATACAATGCTATTCCTGATTCAATTAAGTATTCAACTGAACTTGCAATCTATGTTTCTACAAACATTATGGGAGCTTACAAACAAGCAGTAGCTGCAGCTTCAGCAGAAGCTTATTACACTAAAGATGCAGAGCCTACTTTCCTAGGAGTTCCTCTAGTTCTTGCACAAGGACTTCCTGCTAACACAGCAGTAGCTGCAGAGAAGACTAACCTATTCTTGATTTCTGATCTTCTTTCAGACTTCGAAGATATTAGAATTCTTCCACAGTTGAACACAACTGGTGATGACACAATCAGAATCGTAGGTCGATTTAAGTTTGCTGTATCTTACGCATATGGTGCTGAAGTAGTACTATACGCATAATAAACTTATGAGAGAGTGTACATATTAGTACACTCTCTCATTATTAAAAAACATAAACTAAAAACATGGCCTGTGATCAATTAACAGAAATCCTAAGAGGTTGCGAAAACAACCTAGGTGGAATCAAACGATTCCTTATTACTAATTGGGATAATGTCACAATAGCTTCAGAATCAACACCTGGTTCTGGATTCATTGACACTATCACATTAGCTTCACCAGGAGTATTTGTTGAATTCCAATTCAGTAAGAACTCTAGCTCATATGTAGAAGATGCAAATATCGATCTAACTAATGGATCTACTTTCTATACAACTACTACTACTCTCATTATACCACGAAGAGAGGTAGCCAAACGAAATTCTCTAGCTCTTCTTGCTAGTGGACAACAAGATCTTATGATCATTATAGAAGACCAAAATGGTTTATATTGGTTACAAGGTTGGGCAAATGGTGCTAATTTAACTGCACAAGGAGAAGGTTCAGGAGTAGCTAAAGCAGATGGTTCTAAATACAGTTTGACTTTTGCTTCTGAAGAACCAGAACAAATGCCAGAAGTAGACGGAACAATTATAGCTGCATTACTTTAATCTTACTTTAAATCATTCAATCTGAGGTCATGGGAATTAAGCCTGTGACCTCAAGTTGTTTTAAGTGATATCATTATCATATTGTAATTATAAATAATCAGATATAAATAACACTAAATATTATGTTAGATGCATTTAAAAAAGTAAATGAGACAATTAAGAAAGCCAGAGAGAAAGCTATTAATGAAAATACAACAATTCTTGAAGCCTTAAAGGAATTAACTAAAAAGTAAAAACTAATGTTATTAATAAGTAAAGATACTACAAATATAAAAGAAACACAATGGACACTCACTTACAATCATTAGCCTTACTATTAGGCATCACAGAAACAGTCAACGATACTTGGATAGAAGCTATCGCAAGACATCAAATAACTATTACCGAAATACCTTTAGCTAACATAGGTCTAGTTTTTGATGCTGTATTAGCGGACCCTTTTGTAGTTGCTGATTGGAAGGCATCTTTCATCAGCATTGTATCAGGATTAAATCTAGAATTTAAAGGTATTTCTGAAACTAATGGTGATTTTTCTACAGAAAATTCATACAATGTTATGAACGGTGTATCTGATTCACCATTTGGATTTGGTAAAGAAACAATAAATATGAACTATCACTATCTACCTACTGGTGGTGCTTTATTAGGAGCTCTACAGCAATCATATAATATATCAGTTGGTGGTATAGATATTTTAAATGTTACTTACAAATATGAAGAAGATTCTACTGCAACTGGTGCTAACCCTAAACACCTACACGACTTTAGAATAACAGTAGATTCAACACAAGTACTTAGGTATGTGGTGATAAATGCTGATGATAGTGAATTTCACAACTTCATCATAAACTCAGCAGGTAACTAAAAACTAAAATAAAACTAGAAACTATGTTTGAACAATTAAAAGAAGTATCAAAGAAGATAAGCGACGCTAAGTTGAATTCTGCAAAAGAAGGTATCACACTCGAAGCTGCACTTAAAGAAGTATTCAATAAGTAATCATGCAATTACTAAACAAAAATACTACAAACGAACTTGTGTTTACTCTGAATGAAAAGAGTACATTAACAGATCCATTCTGGTTGTTTGAGTTTACACCTTCAGTTGGAGATGTAGTCTATTTTAATGCCACTGATGTAAGTCCGTACCCAAGAAGGTATAATCTATTTGAAGTAGTAGAAGATGCAGTACCAGACCCATCAAACGGGATTATAGAACTACTTTATGGTTTTGGTACTTACAGAGTTTACGAATCAACTACACAGACATTAGATCCAATAGATACTACTGGTATTGTCATTGAAGAAGGTAAGTACTTTGTAGAAGGATGGGACGCACCAATAGACAGTGGATTTAATAATCAAAACATATACATATAATGGCAATATTCGATTTTTTAAAACAAAATAAACCAAGCATAGTAGTAGCTGATGAAGCTATTTCTTTTGGAAGAAATGATAATTCATCTGGTCTTAATTCACATAATGAAATAAGAACTAGTAAATGGATAAGCTTTGGAGATACTAATCAGTTTCCAAACTATCTTAACAACCTCGTCAATTCATCAGGACTACATTCAGCGATCATAGACTATAAGAAGAGTCTTATTTCTGGTTCTGGATATGAAATCCTAGGAGACGCTGTATTAACTCCTATGCAGAAGGTAGAACTAAAACAATTTACTGATCTTATTGACGGTAAAAGAAATCTAGCTTCTCTTATTCAAGATATAACATTAGACTATCTTGTTCATGGAACAGTTTATTTGAAGATATATTGGAATAGTGATAAAACTAGAATACTTAAAGCTGAGCGTATTGAACCATCTAGGTTAAGATCAGGATATAATAAATTAAATCCTGAAGTAATAACTGAATATTACTACTCATTAGATTGGTCAAATTATGGACAATGGGGAGTTACTAAATTCCCAGCATTCAATAAGGAAGTATCAGAACGCAAACCTATTGAAATATATAGATGGATGGTACCAAATTCTGCAATGTTATTTAATACTTTACCTAGTTATACAGCAGCTACTAATTGGATTCAACTAGATGGCGAAGTATCTAATTATCATAAGAGTAATATTGAAAACAGCCTTAATCCTGGAGTTATTATTAAGTTCTATAAGACTCCAGCAAATGATGAAGAGAAACGAGGTATTGTAAATGGAATAAAGAAAAACTATGCTGGATCTAGCAATACTGGAAAAGCTATGGTATTCTTCTCATCTGATAAAGAGACTGCACCAGATATCGAACCAATTGAAGTATCTAATATTGATAAGCAGTTTTCAGTTACAGCAGATTCTATTCAGAGAAACATTTGCTATGCACATAGAATTAATCCTAGTTTAATGGGTCTTAAAACACCAGGTTCTCTTGGAAGTTCTACTGAATTAGAGACATCCTTTGATATCTTCAAAGAAGTAGTAGTAACACCATCTCAATATGATATAGAGAATATTATCAATAAATTCATTACTATGAATGGTCTACCAGTTAAGATAAAACTTAATGATGCTGACTTAATATACTCAACTAAAATAACAGAATAATAATGGCACTAATACTTTTTGTATCAGATAATTACATAAAACAATATACTCCTATTGGATCTTTAGTTGAGTGGAGCGAGTTAGAACCTAGCATAATCTCTGCGCAAGATTCCTTTATTCAAGATCTATTAGGTACTAACTTCTATAATCATTTACAGGATGCTTATCAAAATCAGACCCTAACTAATGATGAAATAGAATTAGTTGGTAGAATTAAGCCAGCTTTAGCTCATAAAGGAGCAGACCAGGCTTTACCGTTCTTATCATTTCAGATAAAGAATAAAGGCATCATGACTCAAAGAGGAGACTACTCAGATTCTTCAGATTTAAGTATCTTAAAATATCTTAGAAATGAATTATCAAATAGAGCAGAATTCTATTCTATACGACTTACTAATTGGTTATGTGAAAATAGAACATTATTTCCACAATATACAGTAGATAACTCTACAGATATGAAACCTAAATCAGGAAAATATGATGGTTGTGACCTTTATCTTGATTAATCTATTATGGAGAAGACTAAAGAAATACAGTGGCTAGGCAATAATCTATCTGATTGGACTAATA